TTGCAAGAGAATCAAATAACTTTTGATTCTTGGATAAGAAAAGATTGTGAATCCGATCAGGAAACAAATGCTCTGAACCTAATAAGTCCAGATAAACATCTGAAACATTATCTTTAGATAATATCTGATTAGTATTTTTCACATTACGATTGTAAAGTAGAGAGAGATTAAGATATCCAACATCTATTATATCATCTTCAAATTTCTCAAAAGATTTTGAATTGATATTTATGTTGGTCTCTGACTCTTTCGATTTTGTCTTATTTTGACGAAACCCTACGACTGTAGACAAACGATTATGAATTTCCTTCATATCGTGGGATCCACTGAAAGTACCATCATCACCATTAATGATTATATGATCGAGGAATTGACGAAAGTCATTCCAATTGAGAGTAATTCTCTCGCGACCAAAAAATACATTAAAGCGTTCTGGGGTATCAGTACGACGGATCAAAACTACACCGTCATCATCCATATGGATGATCCGAAGACCTCTATCTTCTAAGACAGAGGCAATTATCACTCCTAGGTTGAGATGACATAAAAGAGGGAAAGATAATGGATTACCCATCATCTGTCCTGAGAGTTGAATGGCACGAGGTCCATTTTCTCTTACAAGAGAATCAGATACACACTTTTGAAGAAATTTCTTCTCACTTCGTGTATAATAATTCTCGTCATCATCATCCAAGTCAAGCAAAGGATGGTTGTAACCAACCGAAACGAATTCAAATGTACGAGCGGAGAGAACATTGTTGAGAAAACAACGTTCTTCACCCTCGATTCGAAGTTCATCTAGGATTAGATTGAGGCATCGAAGAGATGCATCAATAGTTACATAATTCGTGGCATTGTCATAATCGACCGAGAGCTTTAATGCTCCAGGCCCATCAAACACTTTACGAACAGAACCGCCATTCAAATCCTCGTGCGTAGAGAAGCTGGAATTAAACCATGACTTCAATAACACAGATTGGATATACCGCGGACCGTTTTGGAAGATGTAGGACTGTATCGTTAATGGACGGAGTTTAAATCCCGCCTCATTAAGGATAGTAGGTCGAACAAGTTCACAACCAGGAATTAATGGGTAACCATCAATATCAACGGGAATGCTTCCAGGATCTGGATAGAACAGAGTGGTGTTCTCTCCAGTCAATGAGTATCTCCAATTAGATTGGAGATCATAATATGCTTCTTGACGAGCTTCGAATAAATCCACGGCATCAGACATTTTTATCTGAGTCATGGCATCGAAAGCAGCTTGGGACATAGTAGTTCCAGCGTCAAAAGCTTCATTATACTCATCAGGGGAAGCAGCGTTGAGTCTTGCAAGGTGATTATTCAAAATAATCGAGGAAACCTGGGTCGCTGTGCCCGTCTTTCCATTTATATCAGGATTTAGGGAAGTGTTTCGGGGTAAACCCTTATCAAGGACACGGATGCCTTGACCACTTCTTGCCTCATATGATGCTTTGGTTGAGGGAGCTCGACTTGAAATCTTTTCGATATCAAACTTCGGCTTAGTCTCATCAAAGACACAGCGAATACCAGCTTTGATGCATAACCAAACATGACTTTTATCAATGTCAGAATGAGTATACTCCTTAGGAGGAGAAACTAATTCAGTCAGCGATTTTGTCACATTTTTAACTGCATCAAACAGGGAGGAAATCTCCAGTCCTTTCTTTGCCATTTCAACAGAATACAAATAGTAACGGGATCTAATAACACCATTTAAGGTATGGTCATGAGATCTCAATCGTTTATGAGCTTTTAAAAAGCTACCATGAATGATCATATTACTAGTCTGATTGAAATAGGATTTTAGAACTTGAGGGAGAGTTCCACGGATATAGGCTTCCTGGCATTTAAGACCAAGTAAGAGGATATCACGTAACAATCTCAAATTGTTTGTGTTGTCATACCAGTGACTTGCAGTTAGGAAGAGGGTGAGGAAAGTGTCCATCACCTTAACCAAACATGTTGATTTATGACAAAGTAAATCACGCTGCAAAATAATGTCAGTGGTTTGTGTACAACTGTAGAGAAAATCTACTACACGAATAACGATTGCAACGAACTCTTGCATTGCTGGATAATTATCAGGATAATTAATCCATTTCAGGAAACATTTTTCAAGCGTTTCCCAAAATTTCGTAGGGAGTTTATCAATAATTAAACTGATAAATTCTCTGGAGTCTTGTACTCCTATAAGGTAATCCGGAACTCGTTCCGGAATGTATCTAAGTTGCTCATCACCATAAAGAATGGTGCGGTCGAGATTCTCACCGGGTTTGAAGAATGTATAATTGAAATTATTCATTTTTCAAGGCTTTTTT